CCGTTATCATTTAGAAATTCAGTTTTATTCGTTGGAGTAAAATTATCATCAATAATAAGCATCTTTTCAATATACAAATCAGTTAATTCTCTGATTGTTTTCCAGTCAATTTTAGTATTCTTACCTTCAGATTTAAAAACATCCATTACAAGCCATGATATTTCACGCTGATCTGGATCGGTTCGTGAAAGTTCAATAAATTTAACCGTTTTAGTTGTTGGTTGTAATTCCCATTCTTTACCTTCTTTGATTTTTTCAGGATCAAATGTTTTTTCTAAGAATGTGATTTCTTTATCGAAGGTTTCCATTATACAACTTCTAAGCATTCCCAATCAAGTGAAATAAGAGTAGCTTTATCTTTTGCCTTAATATCAACAGATCCGCCATTGATATTCAGATGAACATGGGTTCTTTTTAACGGCCCTGCGGTTGCTACAATCGTAAGTATGGAGTTTTCGATCTGGGTTGCCTTTACATATCCGAGAGTTGAGAGTATGTCTGCCATTTCTCCGTTCTGAATACTTAATTTACCGTCTGTCTTTTCACCATTTCGCTTTAATGCTATCGGTTTTGTTTCACCTACTGCATAATGCTGTTCTGATTCGATAGTATCATTATAAGAAATGTTGTCAGCCGTCAGAATAGGAAAAGTCTTTGTACCAATGATCCAAAGAATCTTATAATCTGCCCCCGTAAGTACTAAGTTCGATAAATCCATAATCTTATAATGTTGAACTGAATTTTATTTCACCGGTTGCACCGCCCATAATCACAGTAGGAACAATCGTTAATGCAAAACCCATTGTTTTTGTTGAAAAGAAACCAGTACCATCAATAACCAATGAACCGCCTGAGAGATCGCCTGTTCCGGTATTTACTGCTTTTGGTTCGATATAAGTCTTTTTGAACTCGGTTTGCTTTGCTTCGATATAACCAGGATCAATTGCACCTGTTCCCAAATCCATAGGAAGGTTTTTACCGATCTGGTTTGTGAAGAAATACTGGCAAGCATCTGCCAGGTAGTTAGCAACCCGGTTATATTCCTGAGTGCTTAACATCTTGATTTGATCTTCACAAGTTGCAGCATCGTTCCAGAAAAAGCCTGAATGTCGTGGCCATGTTCTGTGGAACATATATTGCTTATCTCCGAGTGAGTTAAATTCACTGTCAATCAGGCTTTGAACATCTGTTGATTTTTCAATCAGGTAAACAGTATTTAAAGCACTTGAAAGAGTATAAGCAAGACCGTTAGCAGTAGTTACAGCGATAGTTTGTCCGTTGTAATAAGTAACTCCATTATAAACAGCTCCATCACCCACAACCACATAATTATGAGCATTTACAAGAGTTGTGATCGGAATAGTCAGCGATAATGTACTTAATTTAACTCCTCCGGTTGTAATCGTATCAGGTGAGTATTTAGCAAATCCGTTTGTCATAAATGATCTTGTTCCGTAAACACTACCATCTTCTACACAATTAAAGCCATGACCTATTGAGATTTTTGCAAATCTGCCTAATGCTGCTCCAACGCCTGAAACACCGTTACCCCTGGAACCTGTTAAACAAACTGATACCGAAGGTTTGGCCAGTGTTGCAACTGTTTCAATAGCTGCTATAGTTGCATAAGCTGCATTCTGTGAAGCATTTGCACCGTCAATGATTGCTGACATTTGATAGCCTGCTAAAAACAAAGCATCTAACTGAGTTTGGAGTGGTGTAATTGTATCAGTACAAACTGCCGGTAAATAAGCAGTAGTTGAATTATTTAACGTTGCTGTAAGTCCAAAGCAAAGACCAAGCATCTTAATTTTGTTTGCATAATCAGCCGTTGCAGAGCCTTTTAACAGGTTTGCAAAGGTCGATGAAGCTACATAAGTACTATATGCTGTTGCTGTAACTACTAACCAAAGTAAGGCCCCGTCCCCTGCTTCAGCATAGAATTCTGAAACTTGCTGGTAAACTGCCAGACCATTAGTCTTATCATAAGCATCAGTAATACCCATAACTGCCAGATCATCAACCGAAGTGAGTAGGTATAGTTTATCAAGTATTGTCCCAGTAACCCCCGAAGAAGCTCCGACTGCAATACCCTGACAAAACAAACCCATAACACCGTCTGAACTTAATGGAACTCCGGTCACCTGGTTAACTATGGTTGTATTAACTGTATGTCTCATGACTTGTTTTTTTATTCCGTTTTCTTTGCTGCTTCAATCAGGTCAATCAATTCCGGTTTTGTGGTGGTTTCAGGGAATTCGATTTCAAGTCCGATAGCTTCCAGTTTCAGATCGTCAAACTCTTTTTGATCTGCTTCAAATTCAATGATCTTTTTCGTAAGCCCTGAAACACCAATTTTATCAGAATAATCAATTCCCAAAGTATCAGCCCTGAGTTTCAATTCTGCTAATTCAGGTGAATCTGTTTTGGGTTCATCTGATTTGATTTCTTCATCTTCATCCTTTGGCATTTCAAAAATATCGGTTTTGTTTAGGCTTGCATTTGCTCCTTTTGCCTTATCTTCTTTCTGCTTTGCTGCATAGAACATATCAATAAGGTCTTCTATTGTTTTAGGAACATTGTTTTTTGTTATCAAAACCCTGAATTGAGCATCTTCAAGCGAATATGAAGCACGTTCCAGTCGTCTGTCGCTGCTTTCTAATGCTGTTTTTGTCCTACCATTTACTACTGTATCGGTATAAAGATTGCCATCCCCATGAACATAAACATCACCCTTAGTTTTTGCTAAGAATGCGATTTGTTTCAGATGGTTTAGATGTAATTGATCAAACATGATTTTTGTTATTTATTTTGTTTATTAAAAAGGTTTAAGGTTATTTATTTTTTATTTAATATTAAATTTTGCCCTGCATGTTATCTTCCCTGATACGGTACTTGTTGAACTTGTTACCATCTGTATTTTTAAATATCGGCCTTCCAGTATTGCAGAATCAGCCTTATCCCAAAATACCTGCCAACCTGTTGCGCTACAAGTTAATGCCTTTGTAAATGCTGCGTTAGTATATTTTTGCTTAACTGTTACCCATTCAGAGCTTGTTAAGGTTGTAGGTAGATTGTTTGCCTGGTAAAATGATATTGTAATTGTTGCAGTACCGGAAAGTCTTTTGTTCCAGTATAATTGCATGTAAGGGGCAATCTGATTTATGTGGGTAACCGGGAAAATATAAAAAGCTGAATCAGATACACAAAGTGAATCAACTGCATTTCCGGCAAACTGGATGTATTCGCCCTGATTGATATTTCGGATCGTTTGATAGCCTTTCGCCCTTAATCCGTAACCTTGTGAGAATGAAACAAAAGAGAAAATCGAAAGTAAGATAAAAATTGAAAGTAACTTTTTCATGATTCTGAAATTTAGATTTTAAATAACTTTTTATGTTGAAAATAAGCCGTCTGATAGTTAGTCATAACGGCTTAAGTCAATTGTTTAATTAAACTGTTGGTGAACCGTAAGAAAGAATTGCAAGTCCGTTTAAGTTCTTTCTCAAAGGAACGATACCCTGCCTGATGTCAGCACTCATCTTATAACCGTAGTTAGAAGGATCCTGAATCATGAAAATATCAAACTGTGCCAAGCCTCTACCAACTTGTGAAGGTAACAAACCTAACATTGCACTGACTGAGGTTGATGGAATTGTTCCTGCCGGGTCTTTAACACCTGTTACAGAACTTGATTCAGTTGCTGTGTCAATGATTCCAACTTTTGATCTTGATACAATCTTGGTGTTTGAAATACTCAATCTGTTTGGATCATTATCAGAATTGATGAACCTGGTTAATAATGATTTGGTATCAGGATCATTTTGGATTTGCAGATAAGCGGTTGGATCAGTGATCAGGATTGCTCCGGTTTTGTCAAGTTCAAAGTTTTGTTTTCTGTAAAGTTGTTCCAACCTTAGAACATCTTTATAAGCTGCTCCGGCTAATGCTCCGGTAAATGCTGTATTAAATATGAATGCTAAAGGATCAGATGCACCGGCAAGTGTGAACTGGCTCCCTGATGTAGCAATCTTTGAAGCTGTTGTAAGTAATGATAAAAGAGTGTAAATCATTTCATCATCCATTGTTGCATTGAGCTTATTGAATGCCTGTGCCCAGCCTGTTGCCATCGGGTCGGTAGCATATTGATGAATTTTGATAGGATTCCAAAGCATTGCAGGTAAGTAGTATTCCAACATCTTTAATGCTACGGTTGTATCATCATAGGTATAAGGTGCGGATGCGTTGGCTGCTGCTGCTGCTGCATAACTTTCATAAATCGTTGGATCAGCTCCTACGTTTGAAAAGATCAAACCCAGTGATTTATTGACCATATCAGCCGGGAAAAGAGTAATATCATTCTTCCAGTCGCCTGAAGGGAACAGGGCCGGTATTGCCATGCCGACAATCCATTGAATAACCAATAAGTCAGGAGTTGCAAGTGCATCTGCGCTGGTTCCTAACATGGTTATTGTTTTCATGGTATTGTCCTTGGTCATCATTTCAACTCTTTCAGATGAAAGCCTTTGAAGGATGTCATAAAAGCCATGACCGCCGGATGTTTTTTGCATTGGATCAGATCGGAATTGTTCGATCATGTTTCCGTTTACGTTTGGAATTGCCCTCAGTTTCTGCATCAAAGCCCTGTATCGTGGTTCTTCCCACAATGCTGCTGCTATTGTTGCATAATGCTGCAGGTCAGGTGCAACTCCCATTTTCACCATTTCGATGATTTTTGCACCTTCTTTGTCAGCTGCAAGTTTTTCAAACCTTAATGTAGGCATAGTTTTGACTTTTATATTTTCCGGCTTTGCTGCCAATGTAAGCGATTTGATTTCTGCCAGTGTTTTGAGCTGTGGCTTTTTCGGATCGGCTGTCAGTATTTCTACTTCCAGAATTGCTGATTCTGATGCTTTGAAGGCTTCCAGATAAGCTGTCTTAGCTTCGTCTGTGGCATTTTCCATTTCGGCTGCTGCTTTTAGTTCTGTCAAGCCTTCTGCCAGTTCCTGAGCTTTCAGGGTTGCTGCTTCGATCTTTTCAGCCTTTTCTTTTGCTGCCAGTTCGACTGCTGACAATTTACTTTTTTCAATATACTCAGTGATGAGTTTATTTACTTCGGTTTCGTTTTCAGCTTTCAAAGTTGCCTTTTCTTTTTCAAGAATTTCAGCTGTTAATTTTTGAATAGCTTCTGTATTTTCAGCTGTTAAGGTTGTTTTTTCTACTTTAAGAGCCTCAGAAACTAAAGTTTGAATCTGTGTAATTTGATCAGGAGTTAAATTTTCCATTTGATTTTTATTTAAATCATTAAATTTTGAACTAAGTTTTACTAAATTGTTGATTTCATCCTCACTATCATAAACCTTAACCGACAAATAAGCATTTGATTTTAATGCTTTCGGATCGGATGGTAATGTTACCAGCGAAACCTCGTACAAACCGAAATAAGTACATATTTTATTACCTGCTGAATCTAATTCATAAACAGGTACTTTCTTTCCGTCCTTGTCGGTTGTGAATTGTCCGGTAGTTTTATAGGTAGCAACTCCACCGATTGACAAACCATTTAAATAACCTGATTCGTACATTTCGCCCTTTTCGCATGATTCTTTTGTGATCCTGTGAAACTGTGGCATTCCTGTACCATCTGATTTATTTAAATCGGTAAGTTTTCCGAGAGGTGCTGCATCCCAGTTATGGTTGTCTAATAAAACTGGATTGGAATCAAAACGACTGTAATCAATAACGCTGAGAGGGATAACTGATCCTTGATCGTTCCTTCCACCACTTGCGTATTTTGCTCTTTCAGTCATTTAATTTAGTGTAATAATCGCTTCAAATTTATGTATGAATATTGCTTGCTTTTGAAAATTGAACGAAATCGTTTAAATTATTTAAATATCCTATAAACAGAAAAGCCCGTCTGATTGCTCAAACAGGCTTAACTGAACCTTAATAAATAAACAAAATGTACAAAACTTCGGGTACAAATTTACCGACTGTGAATTACTAATTTCATAAAATGAATTAAATCGTTTAATAAATTATTATATTTGCTGACTTTTCAATATGAATATTATGAATAAAATATACAATTCTGTTATATTCATAGAATGACTCCAAATCAACTCCAATCATTCAGGGAAGAAAGATCAAAATCATTAAGGCGGTTGCGTGAGAATTTGGATATAACTAAAAAGAAGTTAATCCAATTGTCAGGCTTAAGCTATCCGATAATCAATAGAATTGAATCCGGTTGTGAGGGATGGTCTGTTGATTCTGAAATAATCTATACAGAATCTTTGAGGCAATACGAAAATAAGAGAGTTTGGAATAAAGCGAGGGTTAATTAAATTATTACTTGGTTTGTTTCAGCCACCCCTTTATATTCAAATGGTACTTTTATTAAAGTCATTGTGCATTCAACTAATTGCGTTTTAGCGCTTACTTTAATTATTAAATCAGAACAGTTCATTATTTGTGTTCCGGTTGCTTCATCGATGATCTTTGTTCCTAAACTTGTACCATCGGAGATAATTTTAATTTTCATAGCTTTATTTTGTTATATCATTAATCCCTTTCAAAACTTCCTTTGTTTCCTGAACATTTGAAGTACTGAGGTCAAAAGCAATTGAATCCAAATTGATTCTATAGCCTTTTATCATTCCATCTTCGTCCAATGCATCCGGTTGTGTAATTGAACTGAGGGTGAATTTAAACCCATAATCAATTCTGATCTGCGACATTTCCTTTGTTTTCCATTTGCCAATAGTAAAATGCTTGCGGATTTTGTCAATCGGAAACTGCAAAGAGAATGAATCTATCTCAGTTGTTTCGGAATAATAGTAGCTATTTAATGAGATAAGCCATTCCATACGGGTAACACCACCGATAACCTGACCTGAG